TGTTTCAGATGGTGATGGTCGATTAGGCTATTGTTGGATGCATCATTTTAAGTGCCATTCCGCTCGTACATGCTATACTTGGGCTGCTGGTGGACCGATAGAAAAAGACAAGATATCGCAAGAGTGGCAAGAAAAGTCGGAGAGTTAATGTCAAAAGATCCAAATTATGCTGTAAAGATTGAACAAGCAATCGCTGCTAAATATGGCGAAGAAGCGATCCAAAATCCAAAGAAGACTTGGAACGAGGATAAAGAAAAAGAATATTTTCAACAACTGAAAGAGTTTTATCGAGAACACAAACAAGAAGAGGATTACGACAAGAAAGAAGTAAATGGTGTTTTCATACCAAGAAAACTACTTAATAGTGATTCTAATCGTTCCTGTCCTGTTTGTTCTGTATACACTACTAAAGCACAAGACGACCTTTATTTTACAAAGTTTGGCTGCTGTTTCAACTGTTATATTAAATGGGTCGAGGGTCGAGAAGAAAGATGGAAATCTGGATGGAGACCCAATAATGAAGCTAACAACAAAGATGATTAAAGAAATCATTAGAGAAGAGATCGAAAAGGCTAAGAAAAAAGAGCAACCTCTATCCTTAGATCAAGTTGCTCAAAAGCTTGGGGTACCAACCAAAAAAGAAGAACAAGTTACTCAAGAAGCATTTGAACATATCGCCGAACTCCCACCAGAGCAAATGGCTATGCTCAAAGATGGTCTTATGAATCTCGTTCAAGTTGCCGGTGGTGCTGGTGGCTTGATGATTATGCTTGACAAAATCGGTCAAGAAATAAGTAAAATGAAAAAAGGCAAAGAGGAAAAGTAAATGGCTACGACACTAGAAATTATCCAAGGACTTGCTCAAGCCGCAGCTTGTGGTTATGATGGAGCGCATGATGAAAGATATGCAGCCGATGGCGTTGCTCGCAAGGTTGGTCTCCAAAGAGAAGAAGGAGATCCAATTCTTGATCGTCGAGTTATCGATGGCTTTGCGGTTCGATTTTCTGGCCCACAGATGATTATAACATATCAATCAGAAATTAAGCTGAAAGAAGTCTATAAAGGCGGATTTGAATCTGAGATTGAAAGAAGAATTAACGAAGTTAAAAAGTTTCTCCAAAGGGAATACAAAGCAATTACAGGCAACTCTGTAACTTTAAGAAAAGCAGATGAGCCAAAAGTTATCGTTCAATCAACTTCTCGTGTTCATACTTGGGTCCAAGCAACTCAAGTATTTAATATTGGTGGCGTCGGTGCTGATTCTATCCTTCAGCCGTCTGAGCCAAGTGTTCGAGACATTACAAGAAAGTTTTTAGATCAAGCTTCGAATAAGCGTCCACAAAACGATACTCGCAAAAAAGGAGACAGTTAGGCATGAAATTAACTAAAGAAGATTTAATACAAATTATTAAAGAAGAAATGCAAAACGAAGGAATCATGGACATGTTCAACAAAGAAGAGCCTGCCCCAAGAGACCCAAAAGCCGCTGCTGCTGAAGATATGCTGTTATTAGCTAAGGACTTTAAAGAAAAGATAATCCCGGCCATAAAAGCAACCCAAGGAACTTCTAAAAGATCGATCGCTGCCAAAGAAACCATCATGAAAGAGTTTGATCTTGAACGCTTAGCTGATCTTTTGCAAGAATTAGGCTACACCAGCATCGTATAGGAGATAATCAAAAGTGAAATTAACAACTGCTAAATTGCGCCAAATTATTAAAGAAGAGCTTGAAAATGTTCTAGAAGGCGGTTCTAAAAAAGGCTGGAAGCCTACCATGTCCAAAGAGGAGACAATGGAAAATATCGGGGCCGCCTACAGTGGAGATAACATTGGGCTTGGTAGCAATGTTGAAAAACAATTTATTTCTTGGTTAACAAAAAATAGAGACTTAGGGCCGGAAGGAGATGAGCAGTTTTCTGTGCAAGAACTTGCAAGTGACTATAGAGATCACTTATTTGATATAGCAAAAAGAAAAGGCAAGAACGTTGATTATGATGGAATGTATGAGCCAGTCTTTGATATGCTTTATAGATTCGGAAGAGGCTCCGATGATGGAAGCAACAATAATGGCACTATCTACTATGATGATGTTACCTACAATGCTGTCCGCTATGGACTTGATTTACCAAATCTCCAAATGAGAGCAGCAAGAGCCACAAATAAAGAACCAGAATTTCAAACAAATCCCGCCCTAGAAGAATCTAGAAAGAGAAGAACTAAAAGGAAATAATGGCTTTTGAGTTATCCAAGCAAGAGATTCTAAAAGAAATTGTAAAGTCGGGCAAAGACCCGATTTACTTTATTAATACTTATTGCCGGATTTCTCACCCTCAACGTGGGTTGATCAAGTTCGATACATACCCTTATCAAGACGATCTTCTTCAAGATTTTAACGATTTTCGTTTCACAGTTATTCTAAAAGCCAGACAGTTAGGTATTTCAACGATCACTGCCGCCTACATTGTCTGGCTTATCAACTTTCATCGAGACAAGAATGTGATGGTTCTTGCAACTAAGTTTGCCACCGCTGCAAACCTTGTAAAGAAAGTTAAAAATGTAATGAAAAATCTACCAGACTGGATTCGCATTACAGACATTTCAATCGATAACAGAACATCTTTTGAACTCTCTAATGGCTCGCAAGTGAAGGCCTCATCCACTTCCGGAGATGCGGGCCGTTCAGAAGCACTCTCGCTCCTCGTCATCGATGAGGCTGCTTTCGTCGACGGACTCGAAGAGCTTTGGACTGCTCTTTATCCAACGCTGTCAACTGGTGGTCGCTGTATTGCTTTGAGCACACCTAACGGTGTTGGTAATTGGTTCCATAAAACATATGTTGACGCCGTCGATGGACAAAATGATTTTAAATCAATTAAACTTCCGTGGAGCGTCCACCCCGAAAGAGATCAAGCATGGTTCAAAAACGAGACTAAGAATATGTCCCGTCGCCAGATTGCACAAGAATTAGAATGCAATTTCAATTCTTCGGGCGAGAATGTTCTACAGTCAGAGGACATGGAATGGATTCATGAGTGTATAAAAGATCCTGTCTATCGCACCGGATTTGATAGAAACTTTTGGATTTGGGAGAAATACCAAGAGGACTCAAAATATTTACTTGTTGCTGATGTTGCAAGAGGAGATGGTGCTGATTATTCTGTTTTTCATGTGATTAATTTGAACACTATGGAAGTCGCAGCCGAGTACCAAGGTAAACCATCACTTGATCATTATGCAGATATACTTTATGATGCTGGTAGAGAATACGGTAATTGCCTATTAGTTGTTGAGAATAACGGGATTGGTATCTCCGTTCTAGAAAAGCTTATTAACAAGGATTATCCAAATCTATATTATTCTGTGAAGGGATCTCATGAATATATTGAGCAACACAAAGCAGAGTATATGTCTAATTCAGTGCCGGGATTTACTAATTCTTCCAAGACAAGGCCACTTATTGTAGCAAAAATGGAAGAGTACATGAGAAACAGACTAATTACTGTTAGATCTTCTCGCCTTTTTCATGAATTTAAAACTTTTATCTGGCACAATGGGAGGCCACAAGCAATGCGATCTTACCATGATGATTTAGTTATGTCTCTATCGATCGCTTGCTGGGTTAGAGACACTGCCCTTGAGATTGATAAAAGAGATGTAGCATATAAGAAAGCCATGGTAAATGGCATGTACATGAACTCAACAAAGATGAACACTACCATCAAAGGTCAAGACGGACACTCACAATCATTTGATGAGAAATACCGAGAAGAAATTAAAAATGCAAAAGATTTTGTTTGGATCTTTAGAGGATAGAAAATGGCTAAAAATATAAGAAAAGGAAAAAACCCAAATAATGAAGAAAGTGAATTATTTAAATCATTAACTAGATTATTCTCTGGACCCATCACTACGAGAAGAACACAGACCGGCCGACAATTAACTCGTCGACATCTTGATATGTATGCAAGAAAGTTTCGTTCTGCTTCAGGTAAACAATTTAAAAAAGTAGAAAGCTACGCACCGTTATCACAATTAAATTCAAATTTATATAAAGCAAGAAACAGAGCAGAGAGATACATTGACTTTGATGAGATGGAGTATACTCCGGAGATTGCATCATCATTAGATATCTATGCTGATGAAATGACGACACACTCAACTCTTCAGCCTATGCTTACAATTCGATGTTCGAATGAAGAAATATCTTATCTTTTAGAAAATTTATATCACAAAGTTTTAAATATTAATTATAACCTTTTTGGGTGGTCTCGTACAATGTGTAAATATGGAGATCTTTTTCTTTATCTAGATATTGATGAGCATGCTGGAATCCAAAATTGTATTGGCTTACCTCCTCAAGAAGTTGAAAGAATGGAGGGTGAAGACGAAGCCAATCCAAATTACGTGCAATTTCAGTGGAACTCCGCTGGATTAACTTTTGAAAACTGGCA